TAGAAACAATCAGTCACACCCTCAAGAGTTATCTTACTATCATCCCACTCTTTTACTATTATATCCTGTGCTCCTCCTACTGGTTGTGTCTGTATAGTGATAGTATCAATCACCACAAGGTCTTTCCAATAATCTGGTAATACAATCTCATTGTCCTGAGTTCTACCTCTAAAATATACACCGGCTTCAGGTCCTTCTATACAGGCATATCTGAGTCTCCATCCACTTCCTTTTGTAGGGTGTTCTATGTCAAAAGGTTTTACTGGTAAACCATCAGCAGTTTTATGTCTATCTTCTAATCTACCTTTAGATAAGCAATCAACCGAACCAGTGACATAAACATCACCATCAATATACACTGTATTCACTGCTTTCTCGCCATTTATCTCTACATCACCCTCTATTTGTACTGCTCTACCAGACACACCTGGTGCAAAACCTCCTAGATCAGTTCCTACATTGAGTGTTCCTTTTGCAAAACCACCTTTATGTCTGCCTATGAACGCAGGTCCTGATGCAGCAAGAGTACCAGTAAATGGTTTGTCACCATCTAATGTATCTACTGATTGATCGACATGAGGTTCAGGACCTATGACAATCTTACCTGAGTGAATGTCTGGTATGTTCATTCTTGATATTTACTAATGAGTGCTTTGAGTGTAGGTGGTATTATCTTAGAGTTGTTCTCATGTACATGAACAAATCCTCCTTGAAGGATATGTGCAGCACCAGATTTTGCTATAAGATTTTGTGTTGCCACCACTCGAACATTTACATGTCCTTTTATTTTAGCAGTTTTCTTTGCTTCTGCATAGAAGTCCTGCTGTGCTGTCAATTTTATATTACCATCAACAGCATCCCTTGCTGTCATGATAATCTTCTTGGCATTGACATTGAATTCACCGCCACATTCTATATTGAAGTCACCATCTACCTTTATATTCAGAGGTCCTGTGCCTGACTGAATAATATTAGAACCAGGATTTTCTGTCTCCTCTCCTAATTTAGATCGTAGTTCCCAACCTCCATCATCAAAGAGTCTGAGTGTCGCATCTGAACCAGCTTTTATCTGTATGTCAGCTTTTCTGACTACATGGAGATCTTCTTCACCAATTCTAATCTGTCCGTCTTCGGGATGATTTAAAATATACGGAGGAAACTTAGACATTATGAACCTCTAGGACAGTCAACAACTGTGAGTATTTGAGAAGCAGGTACGACTGGATCACTGTACTCAGTTACAGGAACGAAAGTAGTAATAGGTCTCACTACTGCACCATAACCGGTTTTGCTATTTATTTTGAGTTGTGGTAGATTTTGACCCAATGTACAACTTCCTGTTGCTCCTGTTATTCTACCATTTTCTATTGTAGGTGTAAACACACATCCTTCTGGTGTTGTTATAGTATCACCTGGCTCATAGTCGGTACCTGTACTTACTATATCAAGTTCTACTATTTGACCTACAACCTGCTCTCCGTCACTTCCGCCACCAAGATAACCGTCACCAGGATTTGTTATAACAACATTCTCCATGACACCATCTCTTATAATTGGTACAGCAGTAGCACCCATTCCATTTCTACAGTTGTCAATGAAGGTCACATAAGGTACATCATCGAACCCTAAACCTAGTTTCTCCATCTTGACACCTACTATAGAACCAGTATTGTTGACAACTGCTTTTGCAAATGCACCAATACCACCTCCACCAAATATCTGTACACTAGGAGGATTACATGTCTCAGGGTCATATGGATTACAAGGACCTGCTAACTGCTCCATCTCACTGATAGAACCATCGGAATCTCCAGTCAATCCAGGGAACATACCACCTACCAATCCATCTATACCAGAGTCTATCTTACCAAGAAGACTTGTCATTCCCACCATCTTCTGGAAGTCTAAAGCATCTTTACTCTCAGGTCCTTCGTTCAAGATCCAATCACTTATGTCTGGATCACAATCAGATCCCTCACACTGTAGTAAGTTGAGTAACTCTTGGATACCATCGAATGCCTTACCCATCATATCTGAGAAACTTGGGATAGAAATACCAGTTAGACCTCTCATCATAGTAAGAAAAGGTGCTATTCCTTTCTTTATCTTATCAAGAATGTTGGAGAAGAGTCCTGAAAGAAATGACTCAGCAGCACATAACGGAAAGTTTAGTAGTTTACCAAGAAGAGATTTGATAAACTTAGATATAGTATCCTTCAAACCTTTCATCAAATTCTGCAATAGACAGTAGATACCATCCTTTGCTTCCTCTATACCTAGTTGCTTTGATAGAAAATTAGGATCTAAAAAGTCAATCTTATCTTCTATGGCTGCGTCAATCTCTTTGAATAACTCGGTTCTTGCTCTACTGATTACACCAGATAGACTCCCTGCCATCTTCTGTGCTGCTCTATCAACCAGTTTGTCTACGTTTACGAGTGTATTCAATACAGGATCTATGTACCCATCCTTTACTTTCTCTAGTTTTTGTATCGTCTTCATCAAATTCTTCATTGCCTTTGATGCATCACCCATCTCAATTTTGGGTATAGTACACTCAGTTGCCTTTGTGAGTGTTATCTTTTCGTTGTTCTGTTGTTTACCAATAGTTTCTGCATCTTCTCCACCACCATCTATAATCTCATCATTATTATTTGGTATACCACCTATCTCAGTACCGTTACTTGATAATTTAGTGGGTGTACCTAGTGCAAGCAAAGGATCTACTGAGATAGGTTGGAATCCAGAAGTTGAACTTGATATAACATCATCCCAAGTCTTTATGTTCTCAATGTTCTTATGTGCATATAATGAACCAATAACAATAGGTTGTTGTGCTTCTATTCCATCAAGAAAGAAACCCACTACAGTTTCTCCACCCTGTAGTGTGTTACTTACTCCATAATGGTTGTTACCAGAACCCATCGTGGCTGGCATTAGAAAATGTGCCCACGGTAATTCGTTATCCTCTATATCCTTAGTAGCAGGATGTTTTCCTAGGATTCTTAGTTTTGCTCTATAACCGTAGTCATTTGATTGCTTATGATCATCTTTTCTCCACCATTTGTCAACAACTACTTGTCCGACAAACCAGTAGAATCCATCATGCCCAAAATGACTACTCGTTATGGATTCTTGTTCAATCATTAGTCGTCATACACCAGACATTCAGGTTCATCAGGATGTAAGTCGCAGAATACTTCTAATACATTAGGGTCGTGATGATCCCCTGCTTTGATCTCATCCTTGTGGTGCTCTGCATATTCTTCTAGATCATGCAACTCCTCTTCGGTATGATGACGCATTGGTTCAGATGTCTTAGGATCAGCAAGGATCTCTTTGTCTTTAGCAATGTGGTCTTCGATTGATTTCATTATTCCTCGTATGGGGTATAGGATTGTCTTACGAGTGTAAGACCTGTAAAATCTCCTTGTGGATTGCCAAACTCATGTGCCAATTTCACAATGAGGTATTTACCAGAATTAGGTGTTTTTCCTCCACTCTCTCCGCCAGTATTTATGTCTGGAAAATCAAACATCAATACCATTCCAACCTCTAATTTGAGATTCATAGGAATTGTAACATCAACCAATTGTGAATACAATGACTGATATCTGGCAGCAGCATGTGATTGTCTCCAAGTCACTGCTTCGCTAAGTTTTTTGAGTTCCTTTCCTTCAGCAGCAGTAGATCCTAAGTCAAGAACAGATAATAAGCGACGAGACGGAGACTCATCAACTGTGCTTGCTACATCTCCTGTCGTGTCAGATTTGTACTCGTGGAAGTCAACAGTCCTAGTCATTATATTGTACACTATATTTGATGCTTTATACTGTCCCATTCTCAATTTCTTAATAAGATCATGATTCTCCTTGAACCTAGGTGTATTACTAAAGGTAAATGGATCAGCGTTCATAGTATCTTTGAATGCCATCTGTTTATATTTTGGAAACTCTGTTTCCTTTTCTAAACATGTCTTGATAGACTCAAAAATATATCCTCTGAGTTCACTCTCGTGGAAAAAGAACCCTACAAAACCTGACGAGGGATCTTCTTTACCTTCTGACTTCAAAGATTTAGATGCCAGTTTATTAATAAGATTCATAGGTCTGACAAAGTTACCACAGAAACTATAGGAATTATCAGTAGGTTCAACCATCAATCTATCTACAGCAACTTTCAATACATCTGTCAGTATTGACTTTACACTATCACTTAGTTTATTATCATATCTCTTTATAACTCTTGTGGTATGATTGCTAAGTGATGTTTTTGTTACACAAGTGAGGGTAAATAGATCTCTTTTATTTTGTCTGATATTGTTTGATATATTGACAATAATCAACTCGTTATTCTTATCTTGAGTGAATGAGAAAGGTTCAGTTCCCTCTTCTTCTCCTCTACTAGCATGATTTATAGACAATTCCACTGTCATACCGCTTCTTATTGGCAACTTATCTAAGAATCCGTGAGTATCAACACATGTTATCTCTACCACTAACATATTACCAACTGCTTCATAATACTTTATGAATAGTATCTGACCCAGAAGTGATATTGGTTCTGAGTTTTCCTCACCTTCTCCCACATCACCAGCAACATCAAACAGTGTTACCTTATGACTTCTCGTATATAAACCAGGATTTTCTTCTGCCATTATACTTGTCTCATATACCCGTTCAGTTCGATCATATTTATCTGGTTAT